AAAACACGAATAACTGGCGTAAAATGCACGGTCTGCCTATGAGAAGAAAGCAGAAAGCGAGGAAAAAGCATGAAAGAGGAAAAAGAGCAGACAGTCATTGACAAAACCCTGCTATATCTCGAAAACTATCGTGAAATGGAGCGGTACATCAAAGAGGCGGTATCAGAGACCTCTCAAGTGCCGGATATAGGCAAATACAACATATCAGCAGAAAGAGCGTTCCTGCAATCGGTTAGAGAGTGCCGTGCAGAGACGGTCATTCTGTTCGAGCATCTCAAACAGGCTCTTGCATCACTCAAAGAGGATGCAGAGGCAGCAGGTGAGAGGTACAAGTACGACGCACTTGAGGCAGTCTATATCAAGGGCAAGACATACGAGGATATAGTGAGGGAGACAGGATGCGGACGCAACTCACCGAAAAAGTGGTGCAAGGTCATGATTCAACGCCTGTCAATCAAATTATTCGGTGCAAAAGCGATTGAAAATGATAAAAACGGAGTGAAAACAGGGTGAAATGAGGGTGAAAATAGGGGTAAAAAGTGGGTGAACAAAAGGCAAAATAAACGTGATAATATGTTAGCGTGAACAGTTGAGACGAGCGATTGCAGATATGCAGTCGCTTTTTTCTTGCCTGTTTGCCCTCTTGTTATATGCGGGTAAGTGTACACAGCAATGTGCATAACTGCCCGCCTCTTGTGGATAACAGGACAGGAGAACCAATGAAGAGAGGAGAACGCGGATGCTTTTGAAATCATGCAGGTGTGGCAAGTTGATTCCACAGTCAGTAAAGATGTGCGAGGAATGTGAGCAACGGCAGCAGTCGAGGCACATGATATACAACAACACACGGCGAGACAAGAGAGCAGCCGAGTTCTATGTGTCAAAGGAATGGCGGGCGATGCGGGAGCGTATCATTGAGGTCTATGACAACGTGGATATATACGCATTGTATGTCGAGAATGAACTACTCACATGCGAACCAGTACACCACATAGTTGAACTTGAGGACGACTGGGAACAACGCTTGAATCCGTTCAACCTCATACCTCTCAACCATAAGACACACAACACAATCACTGCTCTGTATAAGCAGAGCAAAGCGAGCATGAGAGCAACACAGAAACAGTTGAGGTCACTGATTGAGTACCACTTTCGAGAGGCAGGGGGATATAAAAAAGTTTTGTGCGATTCATTTCTAGTCGCACCCCCTCTTTTGTTTGGAGAAAACTCCCCACGGGAATTTCAGCAGAAAGGTACATCCGAAAGGGGTGTCAGAATGTGACACAAAATCACTGAAATGTTGACGGAAAGGGGGTTTGTTGCTACATGGCAGGACAGAGACAACCCACGGATTTGGTTGTTATGAACGGGCGAAAACACCTCACAAAAGCAGAAATTGAGGCACGAAAAAACGCCGAGGTTGTAGCACCGAACAACAAAGTGAAACCTCCGTCATATTTGACACCGGAGCAAAAGAAAAAGTTCCGGAAGATTGCGAAAGAATTACTTGAAATCAAACTGATTGCGAATGTTGACTGCGATGCACTGGCGAGATTGCTCATTGCACAAGACCAGTACATCGAAATCACGCAGCAAATCAGAGCAACTCCATTGATGGAGGATGTTCCGGTATATGAGACAAAGACGAATCCGGACACGGGAGAAAAAGAACGTGTGCAGGTCGGTACAAGGCAGGTCGTGAACGGTGAACGTGAGCGTCTCATGATTATTCAAGACCGCTGCATGAAACAGTGCAGACAGGGAGCATCGGATTTCGGATTGACAGTCTCCTCACGCTGCCGTTTGGTCGTACCGAAACCACAGCAGCAAAAGCCGGAGAATAAATTTGCGAAATATGCAAATTAAGGTATGGCGAAAACAGGAGAAACACAAGACCGCTGCACACAATACGCCCTTGATGTTGTTTCGGGCAAGATAACAGCCGGAGAATATGTCCGACTTGCATGTCAAAGACACCTCGACGACATTGAGAAATCGAAAGCAGCACCGTACAAATACTATTTCGACGTTGAAAAGTCAGAGGAAATCATCAATTTCGCAGAGGAATTGACCATTGCAGAGGGCGAAGAAAACGAGCATGTGACCGCATATCCGTTCCAGTGCTTTATTTTAGGGTCACTCAACGGGTGGAGAACAAAGGAAAAATCATACAGACGGTTCAGAACGTCCTATGTGCAATTAGGCAGACAGAACGGAAAATCGTTCATCAACGGTATTTTGGCATGTTATTACGGGAATTTTGACGGGTACAAGTACGGAAAAATCTTTTGTACAGCTACCAAGCAAGACCAAGCGAACATCGTTTTTGACGAGGTCGCAAAATTCATCAATTCGGACGAGGATTTGTCGGAATGGTTCAAAGTGCATGACCACAACCACACGATTGACTGTCTATTGACACATTCGGAAATCAAAGCGTTGTCCGGTGATACAAAGTCGCTTGACGGACACCGTGCGTATTTGGGAATTGTCGACGAGTATCACGCACACAAGACGAATCAGATGTACAAGCTGCTTGAGGGAGGTATCAAGAAACTCAAGTCGGCATTGATTTCAGTCATCACGACAGCAGGGTTCGACCTCAAATCACCCTGTTATAAATTGTATGAATATTGCTGCAATCTGTTAAAGGGCGTTTTTGAAAACGACAGTCAGTTCGTATATATCGCACAGATGGACGAGCATGACGACAGATATGTTCCGGAGAACTGGATAAAAGCGAACCCGATTCTTGAATTTGACAGGGATGCTCTTGAAAACCTCATACCGATTGCACATACCGCCCGTGATATGGGCGGGGAGGATTTACGAGATTTCCTCGTAAAGCAGTTGAATATGTGGATGCAGTGGTCAAATTCACTGTATATCAAGGACATCGCAAAATGGAAAGCATGTGCCGTTCTGAAATCACTCAAGGATTTCAGAGGGTCAAAATGTTATGTCGGGGTTGACCTGTCATCCGGAGGCGACTTGACATCAATCGCAATCGTGATTCCGTTCATGGTTGACGGAGTAAAGAAATATTTTGTACACACACATTCGTTCATTCCGTCCTCAAGGGTGGATGAACACATCAAGACCGATAAAGTACCTTATGACGTATGGATTGAAAAGGGTCTTGTGACAGTGACCGAGACACTGGGAGGAATAAAGACAGATTACAAATACATCATCAAATATCTTGAGGATTTGGTGAAAGAATACGACCTCAAACCACAGTTGATATGTTATGACCCGCACAACGCATCGGCGTTCCTGTCAGACCTTGAGGCGTTGGGATTCGATTCAATCTCTGTCACGCAGACAGCGAAAGAGTTGAACGATGCGACAGTTGATTTCAGACTTGAGATTTTGGCGGGCAACGTGGAAATCGAGGGAATCGAGGTCGGAAAAGAGGGAAACAAGATTGTTGTTCCTGCCGATGGTTTGCTTGTGTGGTCTATCGCAAACGCAAAGACCATCTCAAACAACTACGGCGAAATAAAAATTGACAAAGACATCACGACAGAGAGAATCGACCCGATTGACGCTATCATCGACGCATGGAAACACGCAATGAAAGAGGAATATCGTCCGGATGTGAATGAAACTGTCAATGAATGGCTTGAACAATTTGAAAAATACATGAAGAAAGGCGGTGAGAAATAAATGAATCCGTTTCAGAGATTAGGAGTGAAAATTTCAAATTGGTGGAGAGGTGAACCACAGGACAGCGGAGGCGTTGTGACACTGAACTCACCGTCGTTCATTGAACGGATAGGACTGAAAAGAAAAGGGAAACCGACATCAGAGGTCACATATTTCACATGTCTCAAGATGCTGTCGGAGACCCTTGCGAAAATGCCTATCAAATATTATCAGAAAACGGACAAGGGAATCATTGAGGCAGAGGCGACGGACACATCAAAGCTGCTCTCAAAAAGACCGAATCCGTTTATGACACCAACGACATTTTGGAACACGGTTGAAATCAACCGCAACCATTACGGAAACGCCTATGTGTACATGAGAAAGAAGTTTGACCGCAAGAAATACGGCGGTGAAATCAAAATCGTTGATTTGTGGGTTATGCAGTCAAATTGTGTGCAGATAGTCGTTGACGATGCGGGAATATTCGCAGGAGTTGGGCGTTTGTGGTATGTCTACACAGACCCGACATCCGGTCGTCAATATGTGTTCAGCACAGACGAGGTCATGCACTTCAAAACATCATTCAGTTTTGATGGAATCACAGGACTACCAGTGCAGCAGATATTGAGAGACACGGTTGCGGGTGCATCTGAATCACAGGCGTTCATGAATAACTTGTATGAGAGCGGTCTGACAGCAAAGGCAACTCTTGAATATACCGGAGAACTGAACGAAAAAGCGAAAACAGCACTTGTCAAGTCGTTTGAGGAGTTCGGCAGCGGGGCGAAGAATACAGGAAAAATCCTGCCTGTCCCGTTGGGGATGAAACTCACACCTCTCGACATCAAACTGACAGATTCGCAGTTCTTTGAACTGAAAAAATACAATGCACTGCAAATCGCCGGAGCGTTCGGAGTAAAACCGAATCAAATCAACGACTATTCAAAGTCGTCATACAGTAACAGTGAGATGCAGCAGTTATCATTCTACGTCGACACAGAACTATTCATCATCAAGCAGTATGAGGAGGAAATCAATTTCAAGATGCTGCCGGATGAAGATGCAGACGACGGATATTATTACAAATTTAACGAAAAGGTATTGTTCCGCACCGATTCAAAAACACAGATGGAATATTTGAGAAACGGTGTCGGGGGAATGATTATCAAACCGAATGAGGCAAGACGTAAACTCGACATGGAAGATGCGGAGGGAGGCGATGTCCTGCTTGCGAATGGCAGCATCGTTCCGTTGACTATGGCGGGAGCAGCATATTTGAAAGGTGCATCCGAACCGGATGAAACCGAAGAACCGGAGCAACCGGAAGAAAAGACAGAGCCGGACACAGAGCAGCCGGACACAGCAACAGAACCGGACGAAACCGACGAGGCAGAGGACGAGGATGAACAGGAGGGAGGTGAATAATCATGCCAAAGAGACGTTTTGATTTCACAAAGAAGAATAAACGCAGCGGAAAAGTCGAAAATGTCGGCTATTTGGATTTAGAGCAGGACGAGGAACAGAGCAGATGTTCCTTGTATTTCTACGGTGACATTGTATCGGCAACATGGGAATCCATGTGGTACGAGGAGGACAGATGCCCGCAGGACATCGCAGATTTTCTCAACCAGTTAGATGGCTATGAGGACATTGATATTTATTTCAATTCCGGAGGTGGAGACGTATTTGCAGGACTGGCAATCTATAACCAGTTAAAACGATACGACGGACACAAAGTCGGTTATGTCGACGGAATGGCTGCATCCATCGCATCGGTCATCATGTTCGCTTGCGACGAACTGCATTTTGCAACAGGAGCACAAGCAATGATTCACAAACCGTTGTGCATGGCATACGGCAACGCAGACGATTTCAAGGCAGTAATAAAACAGTTGAATCTCTGCGAGGATTCAATCCTTGACGTTTACATGGAACATGTGCAGGAGGGTGTCACAAGAGACAAGATTCAGAGCCTAATGAGCAATGAGACATGGTTCGACAGTAAGAAGATGCAGCAGTATTTCAATGTCGAAATCGAAGAAAAGGCAGCAGTCGCAGCGTGTGCATCCGACTATTTTGAGAAATACAACAATATTCCGGAGGCACTCAAGGGAACTGAAAAAGAAAACATTGTCGATGCGGTGCTTGCAGAACTGGAAAAGAGAAACAGTGCAGCAGCACAGGCAGAGGAACAGAGAATCGAGGCAGAAAAGCGGGAGATTCTCGATGATTTATACCTTTACGGTATGTAAGAAATGGAGGACAGAAAGTCATGAATAAGGAATTACAGAAGTTATTGAAACAGATTAACGACAAGAAAAATGAAGTCAAGAGCCTTGTGAACGACGGAAAACTCGACAAGGCAAAGGCAGCAAAGGAAGAACTCAAGGAGTTACAGAACAGATTCGACCTCCTCTATGATTTGGACGAGGACGAGCAGGGCAGTATTGAGGACAAGGTCAACAAAGGCACTGCAAAGCAGGTCGGCGGTGAGAAAAAGGTTGACAAAAAGAACCTTGTGAAAGCGTTCGTCAACATCGTAAAAGCGGGATTCCTGCACAGAGAGGCAGACGAGGCAGATGTTGAGGTGTACAAGAACGCACTCACATCCGACACAACCGCAGGAAGTGAGGGAGAGGTCGGAATCGGCGTGAC